GTTGATATTAGTGGGGCTAAAGCTTTTGCGAGAGGATCCTCATCTGGGGAATCTTTGGACACACCGGAAGATCCCTTAGCAGGTATCGACTTTAGGAACATGTCGAAAGACAAGGTCCAAGAACTTTATCAAAAAACAATCGCCAAGAGACGGAGGTAACACACCATGGCTGACACAGTATTAGGTAGCGAGTCCGAAAAAAGACTATACCAAGAAAATTTATTCATTTCCGCTGAGAATGATTCGCTTTGGGCGAAGTTCACAGGAGGCAAAGACAGCACTTCAGAGATCGTACAGGTTGATAATAGACCCGAACTGACCGGTGGAGCCAGAGCTGATTATGCTATCAGACCTTACATTAAACCAAGATCGGTAACTAACGGACCTTTAGATGGTCAAGAAACACAATTAAGTTTCTACTACGACAACCTAACTTTAGATCAGCATAGAGAAGCTGTAATCGACGCGGGTAAAACCCAAGCG